GCTGGGTGTTGCAATACTGGGGTACAGAAGTTTGTCGTAGGGGTTTCAACGATGACATCTGGATTGCCAGCTTGGAAAACAAACTTCGTACAAGTCAAGATGACATTGTCATCAGCGATTGCAGATTCCCCAACGAAATTGCAACAATTAAATCTGCCGGTGGAACAGTGGTTCGTGTACGTCGCGGCGACGATCCTGTTTGGTATAGTATTGCTCAACGTGCCAACCAGGGTGACTCAATCGCACAGAGACAGTTGGCAGAGTTTAATGTACACATCAGTGAAACTGCTTGGATTGGCACAGGTTTTGATCACACAATTGACAACAATGGAACCATTGACGAATTATATCAACAAATCAAAAATCTGGTACAAGTGGACTCTGGCGCCAAGGCAAGCGACTCCGCTGAACTTCCTGAGTACAATTCAAACATATAGTCTTCAAGTTTAGCCAGTTGTTGTTTTTTAAGTTACCGTCAACATAAAACACACCCAGTTGCTCTGGGTGTCGTGCTTTAAATCCACATTTCTCACATCGTTCTTTTTTACTGTATCCTGCTCGGTGCCATGCCGGCGGCTCCGGTTTGTATTTAATTCCTTTTCTCAAACAGGTATCACAGAATTTTCTGTAGTAGATTTTATTGTTCCGGTGAAAATTAACAGCCACTGGGCGTTGATTACAATGCGGGCACGTTTTACGGGGTAACATGTAGTTATTTATACCCTTGCCCTTTATTAAAGGGCAGTCAAACCGCATGAAAAATTACTTAATCGGTAAATATCTATAACAGTACTTTAAAGGAACATTACCATGGCACTAGTATCCCCCGGCGTTAGCTTAACAGTAACAGATCAAAGTCAATATGTATCATCAGCAATTGGCACAGTACCTCTTATTGTTTTAGCAACAGCACAAAACAAAACAATCAATGGCTCATTGGCCACAGGAACAACAGCGGCCAATGCAGGCATGTTACAGATATTTACCAGTCAGCGTGATTTAGCCACAGCACTCGGCGCACCGGTATTTAAACAAACAGCCGCCGGCACACCTGTACACGGTGGCGAATTAAACGAATACGGCTTGATGGCTGCTTACTCGGCCTTGGGACTGGGCAATCAGCTGTACGCAATTCGTGCCGATATTGATTTAAATGAATTAGAAGGCACCAGTGTTCGCCCAACCGGCACAGTGTCCACTGGCACACAATGGTTAGATTTGGCTGACACTACCTGGGGATTATACCAGTGGAGTGCAGATACACAGTCATTTACCAACTATGTACCCACAGTGATCACTTCAAATGCCAGTTTAACAACCAGTAGCCCCACAGTGGGAACATATGGTAATATTACATTGACCGATGAATCTACTCCACTCGGCAGTATTGGTAGTATTGGTACTTACGCTGTGGTTGCAACTACAACAAACAACAGAGTGTTTTACAAAGGTACAGACAATGCATGGAAGTTATTGGGTTCAACTCAATGGCAAGCAGATGTACCAACAGTGACAGGTACTGTGTCGAGTCCGACGTTTTTAGGTAATACTTCCACAATTATTCAAATTAACTCCAGTAACGTTACAGTGACAGCCAGCAATGTAACCACAGTGGCCAGCAGTATCAATAGTGCTGCAATCACTGGTGTTACGGCTGCTGTGAGAAACAATAAATTATGTTTGTTCTCTACCAACGCCGCCCGTAGTAATGGAACTAACCCCGACGGATTATTAAAAATTGTTGATTATAGCCCAAGTGCTATTAGGTCATTGTTGGTTCAGTCAGGTATCATTGCTTCGTCAAAATGGAATGGCGGTGGCGCAAGTGGTCAAACAACCACCATACGTAGCCCAAGTATCCAGTACGGTAATTTTGCCAGCATACCGGCCTGGACTACCACAGACACATATCCAAGAAGCAACGGATCTGTTTGGTTAAAAACAGGTGCTGTTGGCGGCGGATCAAACTTTGTTATTAAGAAATACAATGCCACTACTGATACATGGACCACACAGGCAGTTGATGTGGCCAGTAGTGAAGCACAAGCCATTTATGATTTAGATATTGGCGGCGGAAGTAATATTACCGCAGGCACAGTATTTGTATACCAAGATGCCAACACTTACGATGGCAACACTAACAATCTAAGTGCAGCATCGTTTACTCCTTATGTAAGAACACTGAGCGGCCCATTGAGTGTCAGTGGTGCAGTTCCTGCGTTTGGTGCAAGCACAGGTACTTTTAGCTTGTATGCAACACAGCCAGGATACAACACATACAACCCAGAACTAAGTGGTGTGGCTTACACTATCACAGTGTCAGCAGCCAGCAGTGCTAGTTTTGTTAGTGGTATATTATCAGCCAACATACCAAACGTTACAGCTTCTTACAATACCACTACTGGTGTGATTACAATAAATCACTTGGCGGGTGGTAGTATTTTATTAACTAAAATTGCCGGTCAACCAAACTTTCCGTATCTGGCTGGATTTACCAGTGCAGTTACAGGTGTAAGAAGTATTGGTGGCACAGACAGTTCAAATGTCAATCGTATGTTATCAGGCTTTACCCCAATGACTTACACTTACAGTATTACACAACCCTCGGCAGAACCTGTTGATGGCACACACTGGTATTACAGTGATCCAACCACAGTTGACATCATGATCAACACAGGTACAGCATGGGTTGGATACCGAACTTTGGCAGCAGATGCACGTGGTTACAATTTAACTGCCACAGATGCCACAGGTGTTATTGCAACGGCTGCTACACCCTCAACACAAGCCGACGGTATTACAGCATTGGCCGCAGGTGATTTGTGGTTAAACACCAGTGACTTGGAAAATTATCCAAATTTATCTAGATGGAATGGTAGCACATGGGTCAGTATTGACAAGACAGATCAAATCACTGTGAACGGTATCTTATTTGCCGATGCAAGATGGGATAGTACAGGTACTACAGATCCAGCGATTGACACGGTAACATCAACAACAGATTTATTAACAAGCAGTTATACTGATTTAGATGCACCTAATCCACAATTATATCCACGTGGTATGTTGTTGTTTAACACACGTCGTTCAGGATACAATGTCAAGCGTTATATTGCTGATTATTTTAATGCCTCATCATTCAGTATTGCAACTTACAGCTCAGCCGTTACATACGTTGCTGGTGACAAGGCATACTACGGTTCAACAGTTTATGTTGCCACAGCCAGCACCACAGGCAATGCACCAACCAACACCAGTTATTGGACACCGTTGCAAAACAGTGCTTGGGTCTCATCCAGTGGTTTGAAAAATGACGGAAGCCCGTATGCTGGCCACTATGCACAACGTCAAGTTGTTGTAGCGGCAATGCAAAGTGCTATAGACAGCAATACACAGATACGTGAAGATCAGTTTGCATTCAGTTTGATAGCAGCTCCAGGATATCCAGAGTTGATAGACAACATGATCGCATTGAACAATGACCGTGCCAACACAGCATTTGTCATTGGCGACACACCAATGAATTTAAGTACCAACGTGGTTGACTTGACCAATTGGAGTACAAATGCCAATGGTACAGGATTAACTACAAACGATCCTTACTTGGCTGTTTATTATCCAAGTGGATTGAGCACAGATTTGTCGGGCAACAGCATCATGGTGCCTTCAAGTCATATGGCTTTGCGTACATTCTTGCACAGCGATAATTTAAGTTATCCATGGTTTGCTCCGGCTGGTCTGCGTAGAGGGTTGGTTGATAACGCAAGTGATTTGGGTTATATCAACTACACAACAGGCGAATTCCAACGCACGGGTATAAATCAAGGCCTGCGTGATGCATTGTATCAGACCAATATCAATCCAATTACAATTTTACCAGGAACTGGTATCTGTGTTTGGGGCCAAAAAACACGTGATCCGATCACAGAAGCAATGGATCGTGTAAACGTGAGCCGTTTGGTAAACTATGTTCGTACATTGTTGGCCCGAGCAACATACGGTTTCTTGTTTGAGCCCAATGACAAAATGACTAGAGATCAAGTTGGTGCAGTGATATCTGGTGCATTGAATGACTTGGTAAGCAAACGTGGCATCTATGACTATGTTGTAGTGTGTGATACCAGCAACAATACACCGGATACTATTGCCAATAATCAATTGTATATTGACATTGCAATAGCACCTACCAAAGCCATTGAGTTTATCTATATTCCAATACGTTTGGTTAATCCAACCACTGGCGCTGCCGGTGCTTGATAAATGGCAATGAGAATAGATAAATAAGAATAACAGGAGATAATATATGGCATTCGCATCAGCAAGTAATTTTACAGTACCGATTCAGGGAGCAACGAATCAAGGTCTGTTAATGCCCAAACTAAAGTATCGCTTTCGTGCAACTTTTGCTAATTTTGGTGTAAGCACCAGCAACTTGATAGAATTAACAAAACAGATTGCTGAAATCAAGCGTCCTAGTTTGACTTTTCAAGAGATTCCAATTGATGTTTACAACAGCAAAGTATACATGGCAGGCAAACCCGAATGGCAAACCATCACAGTTAATCTACGTGATGACGCTGGTAACAATGTTGCCAAGATGGTGGGCGAGCAGGTACAGAAACAATTTGACTTTATTGAGCAGGCAAGTGCCAGTTCTGCAATTGACTACAAGTTTACCTTGTTTTTCGACATGTTGGACGGCGGTAATGCCACCAACAACGGAAGCAATGGCCCAACAGTGTTGGAGTCATGGGAAGTCAATGGTTGCTTCATTACTCAAGTTGACTACGGTGAAATGGCATATAACTCAAATGATCCAGCAATGATCAACTTGACTATTCGTTACGACAATGCAATTCAAACTCCAACTGGTATTGGTGTTGGTACACTGGTTGGTCAAACCATAGGCGCAATCACTGGTTAATAACAGTAAAAACAACAGTGACAAAACCCACTTTTACAGTGGGTTTTTTCTTCTCATAAATACTTAATAACACAGGATACACAGTGGCTGACAATTTTTTAAAACAAGTTTACCAAGGTACCGGATTAGGTGCACTGGCCAAAGACTATAAACATGCCAGCAAAATTTTTGTTGCTGGCAACTATAGACTTGCTCCAAAATTTGGTTTTTTGTTTCATGTTGCATTTGACATTAATTTGGAAGTCAGCAGACAAAGCAAAACTGATATACTGGAAGCCGGCATGTTGGTTAAAACCATGCAGTTGCCCAAGTACACAGTGGAAAACAAAACCTACAATGCCTACAATCGTGTCAACATAGCACAGACTAAATTAAAATACGAACCTGTAACCATCACCTTTCATGACGACAACTCGGATATAATTAGAGACATGTGGTATGATTACATGAGCTATTACTACCGAGACACCGATTACCAGCCGGCCAAGTACCTTCAAGAAACAAAATACAATACCAGAGAAAATCAAAGTTGGGGTTATACTCCTTCAAAAGTACTTTCAAACAGCAAACGATTAATCGAACGAGTGAGACTGTATAGCCTGCACCAAAAAAGATTCACCGAGTATGTGTTGATCAATCCGCAGATTACCAGTTTTCAGCATGGCGAACATCAGCAGGGCGAAAACAATTTCATGCAAAACAGCATGACGCTGAGCTATGAAACTGTGTTGTACAACTACGGAGACATAGTATCGGGTCAAAATATCAACTTTGCTGACCTACACTACGATCATACTCCAAGTCCCTTGGGATTACCCAGCCTGACAGAAAGCACAGTGTCGGCCTTGACCAACGGTGCAGGTGTATTTGGTGGATTGATCGGTGGACAAGACCGTGTGGATCATCAGTTGCCTGGCGATCGTACCAAATTTACCGGTGCGACCAAACCGGGTGGATTGGCTGCCCTGACCAATCAAGTTCTTTTGGGTGTAAGCAAAGGCAACAATCCTTTTAAAAATTTATCAGTGCCCACAGTGGCCGGATATGCTGCCACCTTGACTGGATCGGGTGGTATAATGGGCATATTGGGTTCCAGCGGTGGACCCAATTATGCAACAGGGTTGACTTTGGGCACTGTATTAGCAGCCGGTGCTGCCAGTGCAGTGACATGGCCGGCTCGGCAGTTTGCACCCAGCCCAGGAACAAAATCCACCAGCAATGGCGAAACAGTTTCCACAGACAATGCCGCTCG